TCCTTCATCGCCATTACGCTGAGAAGTCCTACCAACTACAATTACTGATGAACCAATGCCAAAGTCTAATTCAACATTAGATGGAACCCAACATGTTGTCATGTTGTTATCATTGTCATAATCAAATTCAGCATTTAAGTCTGTAATGTTTAAGATACGATTACCGTTCTTAGTAGCCGTCATATTCATATTACATACTGTACCGTCAGTAATAACGAAACGCTCACTTGAAGGCAAAGTCTGCCTTGTGATGTGCGCCCTATCAATTTCAACAAGCGGTATTAGATGGCTACCAAAGTTATTAGCAAGACACTCTTCAAAGTCATATGAATCCATATTCCTATAGTCAGAATTATCTGGATTCAAGTCTGAATTTCTGATTAAACTAGTCTTAGTAGTTTGAGTCATACCATACAGGTTTTTACCATCTTCACTAGGGATAGCAACAAAGTGTACGAAATCATAGGTACTAGGAGTAAAGTCTATTCCTCCTTGATTCTTATATGAAAATACATACTTCTTCATTTCTCCACCTTCGACGCTACCAAAGAATACTCCGTTGCGTCTAAACTGTTCTAGTGGTAGTGGCTTACCGTGATTGCGGTTTTCTCCACCGTTTTGATACCTCTCGGTACTATCAAGCGGAATAACCCATACACCATCATCCATTAATTCAGCAGTAGTTGGCTTTTCATCTACATCCTTTTCTTGCTTCTCACCCTTAAACCATCGAGTAACATGCCACTTCCCCATAGGGGTTTCTTCTGCAATACCAACAAGACCTTCTGTTAGGGCGTTATCGCTATCTCTGCGATATTCGTCCTTAGCCTTATTTCTATTCCATGACATCATATCTCTTGGTTCTTCAAGCCCAACAAAGAATCCAAACACACGCTTTACAAGGGAATTACTTCCACCAGTAGAGTTGTTGCTCGGTTTGTTAGCCCTGCGAGTTTGCGCTACATAGTTGCGCCATAGCCCCTTAGCCAAATCATCAGTCGTTTCTATTCCATTCTCTGAACAAATATCATTGAATTTAGCAATTGCATCTTCAACGCTCATATCAATATATTGTGCAGACTTCTCTATCTCATTTTTCATTTCTTCATTCATATTTTTTCCCTCATTTATTCTAAATTAATTGTCCTACCATCCAAGATATTAATACCTTTGGTGTCATGGTAGTGGAACGCCATTCGCTTTCTCCTATTGTTCGTAGTAGTTTAAATTTAATTATACTATCTAATCCCTTTGAATTTATTACAGAGTTATGTAATCCTAAACATAACTCTTTGGGACTGCGACCTTCATAAATAAGATTATGCAGTTCCTTGAGTGATTCATTTGGGTTTTTATTTAATAGTAGTATTAGTATTTTATCATATTCTTCCATTGAAGATTCTATTTGTTTCGTTAGAGAAAAACCGGAGGTCTTAGCCGCCTGTATTTCCGTAATCGCCCTACGCAAGTCACCGTCTAAAGAGTATATAAGGCGACTCAATTCATCATCCCCAAAGACAGTTATCTGTTCTCGATGAAGTATTCCTTTTATTACTTCTAAAATGACTTCATTAGACAGTGGCTTGAAATGATAATTAGCACACCTACTTTGCAATGGGTATATAATCTTACTTCTATCATTGCAAGTAATAATGAACCGTATATTATTAGAGTATCTTTCCATAATCCGCTTCAAAGCATTCTGTGCATCGGTGGTCATACCATCCATCTCATCTAGTAAACAGATTCTAAATGGTACATCACCAATAGTTCCGCTTTGTGCTATGTTCTTAATAACAGTTCTAACGGTTTCTAAGCGTCTATCATCAGAAGCATTCACTTCAACAAAGTTATCTTTAGCATATTCACCTAACAAAGTTTTTGCTAGGGCTAATCCTGCTGCGGTTTTCCCACAACCGGCGTTACCATAAAGCAATACATTGGGCATGTTCTTATCTTCAATCCATACCTCTGCATCTAATACAAAGTGTTCTTGTCCTTTAATATCTCTCAAACTCTTTGGCCTATATTTTTCAGTCCATAACATTTCTATTCCTCCAATATCTAGTCTTCCTTAATCTTTTATCAGATTCTTCTTTAACTAATTCAAACCTAGCAGGCAATAATTGTACTAGTTGCCCGTAACTGGGCTTGTTCCTTTTTCCTAAATCGAATAATTTATTATATATTTCCCTAGTGTGTAGGCCCTCATTAGCATCTAATATTATTCTTACATCCTGTATAAACGATTCACTGTGTCTTCCCATAAAATTCCTCCAAACTTGGTTGCTGAACCCTAATAGGGTCAGTCTTTTTTCTTCTTTTCTTTTCTCCTAAAGATAAAATCCTACAATCAGAATTATTAAACTTAGTCTTTACATATTTAAGAAACTCTTCATCTTCTTTCATTTGAATAAAGATTCTTTTATCTGCATTTCTAATACCTATCCGCTTTAGAAGACTGGGTATTTTAGAATATGTTCCTCTATATGGCATATTTATTTGACCACGAACATTACCGCTATGACAATACGCTAGCATTTCATAAAAGTATTTCTGTGACCATCTTCTTTTTACTACACCATCAATAAAAAGAATCTTATTAGGGTGGATATTCTCTGATAACCAAGATAAAATCTGCGTATCAGAAGGTTTATTGTATTTTAATACTTCTGCTACTAAATCTCTATCGGGTTCTTTGAGAAAATAACTTACTAATGAGTAGGTATCTTTCTGTAAAGAAAAAGGTTCATCACTATTAGGTGCTAATTCTTTAATAGAATCAAACATATAGTTTGTAGAACCTGCTCTTTTAACTTGACACATATTCTTTATGATTTTAGGGACATCCTTTTCATTGATTGAGGTTAATATAACCTGTCCCTTGTATCTTCTAATAACATTAAGAATCTCTTCACTCTTAGGTTTATAATTAACCTCTTCGATTATGATTCCTGTTTCTATAGGAACAGAACCTAAGTCCTGTATGTCCATTTCATTAGCATAAACTACTATCGCATTTGGCAGTAGTTTAGTTGCCTTTGTGGTCTTTCCCGTTCCTGTCTTTCCTGTTATTAGTATCGCTCTATTTTTATTTAGGTTGGTCATACCCATTTCATATCAATCCCTTTATTTGAAAGAGGCCGTCAAGCCCCTCTAAGGTTAAGTGGTTATTGTTGGCTACTATCTCTACTGCTTCTGCAAATAAAGGCCAATCATTATTACGGTCATAAATCCCAATAGGTATTAAATCACATGTCTTGTATATGTTTTTAATGCCTCCTATCCTTAGAATAGGTTGGGGTCTGGCCTTAGATTCTTTGTCGGATATATTACAAACTATTTGATGTTGTAAGAGACTCCTTTGTATTGCTTTAAGGAATACATCTCTTCCTCTAAGGTTTACTTTAAGTCTTACTCTATATCCCATTTGTGATTTCTCATCTTTTATTATTTGTATTTCGGGCTTTGCTCCACTTAGTAGAATACCAATCAACATGTCTTTACTATACATATTCATTAGCCCCCATTTTACCGATGAAGTCGTGCTTCAATCTAAGGTATTCTAACCCTTCCGATATAGTATCAATAATTAATTCATCCATATCACTATAATCCCCCGGAAAAACTACATTAACTTGGGTTCCCCTATATTGATTTAAAGCACTTGCTAATTCCTCATCAATGATTTCTTCGATAAATAACATCTTATAGTCTAATCCCTTATGGGCTAATCGAATTGTTAGTCCTTGTTGAACCATCATTAAATCTGAACTTTCTAATATACCATAAACAATATAGGTATAAGTAGTCACTTCACCAAATTCACTTATCCATTTTTGAATATGAGAATCTTGAAGCATTATTTCACTGTTCCTTTACATAGTCTTCTTGGTTGGGCCAATGCCCTTTTGTTTCTTGGTTGGCGTTTAGTTCCCACCAATACATATGCTGTGCTGAAATGCGCTGGTGGTTTAATGATATAGCGTTTTCTTCTGCCCATGCTACCATGTCAGCAATAGAACCTTCTAACCATTCGTGCAACAGAGCAGTAAAACTATGACTAATAGGCATATCAGTGGCTGTTCTTATCAATTGATTGAGACTCACTCTAGAATTATATTTCTTCTTCTTGGGTTTTTCGGGTGTAATGAACACCCCTTCCTCATCAAAGTATGGCACTAAATGTTGGGCCATCTGTTTAGGACGACCCTGTTCATGTAGGACATTTTTTAGATGAGCAACACCATCTTCAACAGAAATACAAAGATAAGTTTCAAAGTCAATAACAGTTAATGCTCCCTTTAATATCATTTATCTTCCTCCGTCCTAGACTGTTTTAATATATGAAGAATAAGAGCAGGTTCTGCCCCGTTCTCTAATTGCATAATAGTTAAATTGATTATCTGCTTTTGTCTTTCCGCAAAGGCAAGTTGCTTTTCCGTTTTAATAAGAGACTTTTTTGCTTCTTTATCAAACTTAAAGCCCAAGTCTTTATACATTTTACGCTCTAATTTTTCTTTATGTTTAACTATGTCATAATCCTCCCATGTCCCATCAGATAATTGCTTTTCTTCAGCAAGTAAGAAATAATACCTGTGATAGACCTTGGTTAGTTTAAGTACGCCGATTCTAAGTTTCTGTCTTTGCCTCTGAATAAATCGCTCACTTTGTTTTAAGTTAAGTTCTTCTATTAGAAACACATTGTCTCTACTATCAGTAATATACTTGGCATTTGGGCTGGCTACTTTATCATTCATATTATCATCTCTATCATATCTTCTAAGGTATTAATATCAGCAACAAACTTATCGTCACGAATACGGACAAGTCTAGGAAATCTTAACCCATAGTTGCCCTCTGCATCTTGTGTAATTAAATCAGCAGTTACTTCTAAAACTACTCTTGGTAAGAAGTGATAGACACCGTTACTGTGACTATCCACTTGTCTCCTTAAATCGTTAGTTAGTTTAACTAATTGACTATCAGTAAATCCACTACCAATGGAACCAATATTAACATAGCCGTCACTTTCGGTTCTAATTCCCATTCCGTAAGTACCGAATACATTCGCTCTTTTACCTTCACCGTACTTAGCAGTAAGAATAACTACATCTAAGTTGATTCGGGGAGGTTTGAATTTAGCCCAACCTGTACTTCTTTTACCTGCTTCATAAGACATAGAAGCATCCTTTACAATTATTCCTTCAAAGCCGTCATTAATGGCTCTGTTATAGAAGGCAAGAGTGTCTATGCCTGTCATTCTGTGTGCTTGATTAGGTAATCCTTTGAATTTGTCAAGTCTCTCTCTATAAGACAAATCCATAATAGTCTCGCCATTAAACTTTAGACAATCAAAGATTACCCATTCAACGGGAACCCTTTCAATTGCTTCTGCATGGTCTTTAGAGTGAACCCTTGTACCCATCTTCTTGTGTTCTGCTGGCGTACCGTCTTCATTAATAGGATATATTTCACCATCTAGTATAGCATTAGATATATCGTATTCTCTAACAATATCCGCTACATCAGAAAACTGTGGAGTAACTACATTACCCTTACGATTAAAGATAATTACATTGTCTCCATCTTTATGAATCTGATAACGATTGCCGTCATATTTGTAGTCCACTATTTTATCAAGAGGCCATTTATTCATAGGCAGGTCTTTTGCTAACATAGGTGCTACAAAAGAACCATGTTCCAGATTCATAGGTGGCTCTGTATTAGATTCATAATACATGGCTACATTAGCAATAGAATTAAAGTTACAATGCTTTTTAACATCAGACAATTTCTTGTCGTAGTGTTTAGCCAGTATCTTTTTTACTACGCCGCTGTTAATGCCGTTGCGTGGTGTCCTTAGCCAATAGCGAATAAACCATTTACATTCTAATGCGCTCATATTAATTATAGCATGTCTAATTGTTTTGTAGGCATCACTATTAATGCTGCCACAATTCATAGACAATAGATTACCTATAACAGTAATCGGAGTTTTTTCCAATGTTTCTGCTGATACATCTAAATGATAAATAGCCTCTCCCAAATCATCATGTGCTTGGTATTCGCTTTCTATCTCATCCTCAAATACATTGTATATCTTAGCCAACCACTTCTTAGCCCTTGAAAGACCTATATCATTACTACTATACTCTTGTGAAAGTATTCTAAATAGCACTGGTCTATTTGGGAAGGTTTCTAGTTCCTGAGTAATCATTGATACTTGTCGTGTTGGAGTTAATTGGTCCGTGCTTTCTAATAGTCTCGCTAGTCTCATCATTGTCATTTAAAATCATCTCTATATTTTTATTACATTTTATTACTAATTCCTTTAGTAGTAGTCCTATTCGGCCACCTTCTAGATTAACGGAATGTTGCCACAAATGAGAGGCTAACCGTTCCCACTCACTCTTCTTCATCAGTTACCGCCTCTTCATCTGTTACTGGTTCTTCTTCAGTTACTTCAGCGGTTTCTGCCCCTTGATTAACACTATTCATTAATCTTACAAAGTTAATCATCATAGTCTGAATAAGAGCAGATTCTTCTTCTTTGCCCTGTTCCATCAAACGATGTAGCATATGAATCATAGAGGCTTGAGTTATCGCTGGT